CGGAGGCCATGCCAATTCGCTCAGCAGTACCATAAGACAAATCAAGATCCCGACCTTCAATGAAAGGTCCACGGTCCGTAATAGTGACAGTCTCGCACGTCTCGTAGCAAACCTTGAGGTCTGTTCCGAACGGGAGGGTTTTATGTGCTGCTGTTGAGGCGAGTTGGTTATAGCGTGTTCCATTGGCTGTTAAGTTTCCATGAAAGCCTGGTCCGTACCAGGATGCTGTAAGAATTGTAGCTGTTAGGAGTGGAATCATTGGTTTAGAATTGTACGTCTGAACGTTCGAGTTTGTCTGCTACTTCCTTACGGAATGCAGGGTCTTTATCATATCTAGGATCATTCATAGCTTCAATCACTTGTGCTTGACTCTTGAATTGATCTCCCTTTGTTGATGGTGCTTTACCAGTTAGCATCTCACCTTCACTACCGTTAGCATCTGAGTAACGACCTTTCAAAGCTTGGATAGCGAAGAATGCTGAGGCAGCATCCCCCTTATCCATTACTCCATCAAATAATGCTATATCTTGTTCGGATAAATTATTCTTAGCCCAACCAATCATATTGTTATATTCACTTTCTCCACCAACAACATCCTTTAATGCAGTTGCCTGCTGTTCAGTGATTACTGATTGTTGGTTTTGGTTTTGATTACGATACTCTAGATGCATCTGTGCTAGATCTTTGGGATCCATCTTTTCGAGTTTCTGAAGTGTTTCATCAGTGTACTCACTTTGTGCCTCGTCCCAGAGAGTATCTAGTATAGTAGAGTCTACATTTTCATCTACCTCTACCTCCTGTTCTGGTTCCTCCTGAGATGATTCTTCAGACTTCTCACCTAGCTTACTTTGTAGTTCGATGTAAGCTTTCTCTAATTCTTCTGCATCTTTATACTTACCAGCGAGGAGACTCTGCTCCTCAGCTGCAAGTTTTTCACCAACCTCTAGAGAGTCCTGTTCATCAGCATTAAGCTGACCAACTACTTCTGTATCTGGTGTGTTATCAACTGTTAATGTTTCTGCCATTTGTTATTGTGGTGGTTGTTGTTGCTGCTGCTGAGCCATCTGCATTTCAGCTTGCGCTTGTTTTTGCTGCACTGCTGCCATAGCTGGTGCTTGTTGTTGTTGTTGCATAGCCATTTGCTGCTGCATCTGTGCTTGCTGTTCACCCTGAATCTCTTGCATACTCTTCACTAGATTGAGTGTATCAATACCTGAAGATGCTGCAAGCCTCTTAATAACTTCATCAGGGTTGATGAAATTCATCATAGCATCTGGTCCTATTGTCTGTGCAATAGTTTGCATGAACATTGTAAGACTTTCCCTATCCTGGCCACGGCCTAATGCATTAATACCTGCTACAATAGTAGGTTTAACAATATCCTTAGGGATAGGAGGGATAACTTTATTCCTTGATAACACAGCTAACTTACGATCTAGGTAAGGTACTAAGAACTCAACAGTGAGTAGACTGAATAGTCCACCAAGCTGCTGCTCTAGTTCCATCTGTGTCATCCGTACTTCTTCAGCGGTAGTACGTTCAGACTGTCTTACACTTAGTACAAGGAATGCTTCAGCTAATCTCCTCTCTAATGTAGCTAGCATGTTGTATGCAGTAGAGAAGTCTGCAGTTTTACCAACACTAATAGCAGCAATATCATCAGGTCTACCCTGTACGATAGCGCCGTTCTTAGCGTTAGCTAATGTCTGTGGTTTGGTTGTTGATGAAGGGTTAACTGTAAAGACAACCTTAGCTGCTACAGCAGAGCCTTCAACTAGTGCTTGAGATAGTGCCTCAGCGCTCTTCAGATCGCCTAGGAACTCCTCTACTCTACCTCTACCATACTCTTCACCATCTACAGTATTAAACCGCAGTGGGAGCCATGGAGTGGTCTTACGTGGAGCCTTACTAATTGACTTAGGTAGGACTTGATCATACACTTCCTGATGCCACTGTACTTTAGTGTCTGTGTAAGTGACATGTGTGTACACATCACATTCCTCACTATCTTCAGTGTCATCACTGTTAGATTCTAGCTTCTTTTCTACTACATCTTTTGGTAGTAGTTTCTTACTAATCCTTTCCTTAGTTATAATTTCAATTACATTACCGTTGCCGTCTCTGTCTACAACATAACGATTCAATGGGTATAACTTTAAGTTATCTTTACCCATAAAGATGAGTGCATTACCACCTACTACTAGATGTTTTAATGCTTGATGTACTACAACTCTATCATCAGAAGCTGCGATCTGTTCAAGGATAATCCTTTCAACCTTAGCAAAGGCTAAGTCTAATTCAGATTTAATCTCTGGTCCATACTCACCTAACTTAGAGTCATCAACCTGTAGTTTAAAGAAACTAGTTTGTGGTGGTAACAGTGCTAGCATTAGTTTACTAGCTAGAGTGACTACACCTTTAGCACCTATAGCTTGCCAAGGTGTGACTAAATTTCTAGCACCTTTACTGTTATCGTCTTGATGTATTAGATAAGGTATTGTTAACTTCGACGCTTGTTCTGCTGTATTTAGATATTGAGAACGATCGCTGGCTAATACATCATAACGTTGTTTAGCTGTCATTTCAACCTAGCCCCGCTGTATTAATACCTAAACCACCTCCACCTGAAGCCACTCCTCCGATCTGATTCACGTTACCACTACTTGGTTTCCTTCTTAAACTCTTTAGATCCCGTCGCTTGCCTCCAGACTCACGTTGTTTAGGTGTGAATGTACCAGGTTTACCTACAGCACTAGGTGTACCTTCCCTTAAGTTTGGTCGTGGTGGTGGTGTATAAGCTGAACGCATCGCGCTCATCATTTCATTCTGCCTTTTCTCATTAGCTTTCATCTGCAGTTCAGCAGCATACTCACGTACACCTGGTCCAATCCTAAGGTTATTAGCTTGAGCCCAGTTGGCATGTTCTGTGATCTTTGCTAGATCATCACCTTGAGACTTGGCATCCAAAATACCGTAACCATAGTTACCAGTACCACCATAATCCCAGGGTGCCCCTGAGTCTCTAAGCCATGATTGCCATTGACCTCTAAGGGGCTTAGCTACATTCAAACCTCTTATCGAAGCTTCCTGACCTAGCTGTCCTAACTGATATTGTGATGCACCCAACTGCGTTGCTGCTTGTACATCTAAGGGGCCAAAGCCGGAGCCACCATAAGCACCGAAATCCCAACCCTTTACATCAATAGTCATTTTTATTTAATCCTTTAGTTAATTGTTACGTTGTTCGTCCAGCCTATTAACTATCCAATCAATAACTGATTGTTGGCCAGCACTATACATTATTTGTGACACCGTATCCGTCGGGATAGGAGTCGTGGGTGGGAACACCTCCCGGAGTTCATCTAGGAGGTGGTTATCAAGTTGAGGGCCGACAATGGCCTCAAGCATATTGCGGGAGATTGACATTACTATGTTCAAAGAAGGATGGCATTCTTGCTCGCTGTGTTTCGGAAAGCTCTGGAGCCTTGCCTTCATACATTAAGCGATCACTGGAATCCAGCCAGAATTTTTTGTCTAAATATCTATCAGTAGTATTTATACCTAGAGGTTCCATAACCCAGTTAATGGTGGCCTTCCTAAGCTTATCCAAACTTGGACTAGGAGATAAACCCAACTCTCTACATACAAGACTGTTAGCAGCAACGTGTATTTGTTCATCTCTTGAAATATCTGCGGATACGGTCCTCAATCCAGCGTCACCGTTAAACCTAAAAAAAGGGAGTAGTACAAAGAAAACTGCACGCTCGGCAACAAGTGCTTTGAGGATCGTGTGATCAGGATGAGAAGTCCAAGCTTCTCTGAGCTTAAGGGCTTCTGCCTCAGACTTAGGATCAGTACCGAGAGCATTGGCAATGTAACCGAGAGCGAGATCGTGGTTCTCTTCGTCCGTAACATTCGACTCAAGAAGTTCCCTTGAGTGCGATGGAACCTCACGGTTAAGAGCCTCTCCAATGAAGCCACCAACCGGTAGTTCCATGTGGCGAATCGCCAGTGCCCTATATATCGTCTCTTCACTTCCTTCTCTTAGTTTCCCGGCGGTGGTTTGTACGGGGGACCACTTCCGCTTACGGTCCATTAATTGTTCGTATGGGTTCTTTCTCATTATTCTTGACAGTTGCAGTCCGGTTGTGTGTTCAAAATGTCTGCCAAGTAATCTTCAACTGAGGACTCATCCAGTGCCGCGTAGACATTGGTCTTGTTCTGTGTGTCTCCCATTACCTGTAGACTATAGTAAAGGGAGGTCTGGGGCGAAGCCAGCCACTCCTCAACGAACGCATTGTCGTAGG